GATCACGAACTGCTATTGTTGCAACTACAGAACCCACTGGTGCTGAAAGACCAGTTACGGCTGTTGCTACTGTCGCATACGCTGTAACAGTTACTGAACCTGAAGCAGGAAGTGTAATTGTCTGCTCCTTAGTTCCAATTGTTGCTGTTGCTGTATCTGTTGTAAGCGCTGTTGCTGTTGCAACACCATTTGAAGATACCAATGTGTTAACAGTTACACCACTCTTAGGATTACCAAATACGTCAAAAGCAGATACCTTAAGTACCTGTGATGTACCTGCTGCTCCTGATGTTGGTGCAGAAAGTGTAATAGAGTTTGCTGTTGCTGCAGAGTTTGAACCCTGAACATAGTAAACTGTTGTAGTTCCAGCACGGGTAATCGATACTGTTCCTACTGCTGTACTTTTAGTATATACATAAAAGTCTGCTGCTGTTCCAGTTCCTGTTGCAACTGAAAGTGTTGAAGAACCGTTTGATGCGGTTACTGGTGCTGTTGATGTTGCTAGAGCAGGAACAATTGTTGCATTTGTTGCAACTGCTGTTACTACTGTTCCAGTGTCTACTGATGTTACAGCAATCTTCAATGCATCTGCTGCATCGATACTGTTGTCTGCTGGTACTGGAAGTGCCACAGGAGTTGTTACTACTGTTCCTCCTGTTGCTGCAGAGCCCGCCACTGTTAATGTGACAGTTCCAGCATTGGCATTAGCCGCTGGCGATACAAGCATTGTGCTAGTCAGGGCTGCAGCGATGATTAGCGATACTTTCTTGAATGAATTCATCTTTCTCCTTGTTAGTTGTTATATTATATTGAATTTATCAAGGAAATCCTTAACGTCGTCAGGAATTTCTCGATTAACTAATTCTACCATATCCCTTTGCTTTTGTGCAAGTCGAGTGCTAGAACTCCATGTATGAACATCTATCTCTGTATTATTAGTCTTTGTTGTATGAGAGATAGCCCCAAATACGGCTCCACATACAGCATCTGCTAGGTCTTTAGATTTTTTGCGGGGGTGATCAACACGATTACCCTTCATAATTTTTAATTCTGACATTTCTTCAAGCAAGATTGGAATCATTGGGATAGCCACTCTTTCCTCATAGATCATCATTGCTAAATCTTCGTAATGTTTTTTGGCAACAGAAACAGTCTCAGTTCTTATTCCAACAGCCTGTAATTCATTTTGAATGTCAAATGATTGCCAACGGTCAAAGGTCACCATTCCAAGATTAAAACCTTGTCTACGCAAGTTCATTATCCATTGCTTTACTTCTGAAAGATTAACAGGACCTTCTGCTCTTGGTTCCCACCAGGCAACTGCATCTACGATTACAATAGGTGCCACCTGTTCGTAGTCTTTGATTACTTGAATATTTACCCACTTATCTACGTGAGCAATTGCAACTGCACACTTGTCATGCTTCTGTGCAAGGTCAGCATGAATATAATAAACTTTGTCTGGGTCTGGCTTAAAGGTTTCATCAAACCTTCTAAAAGAGTCAAGTGGATTTCTTGTGTTCATGCACTTCTCAAGTTTTTCTTTTTGCTTAAAGAATGCATCAGATGAATATGTAGGCATACAGGCAAAGCGCATCATTGCATCACCAAGATCTGTATAAAATGCTAACTTAAAGTCTTCTATCTTACGGGTTGGGTTTACTTCCCAGGTAGGTCTTTTAAATGCATATACCCTTGGAATTTTATATGAAAGTATGGTGTCTTCATCCCAGGAAATTTCAAACTGGTTTCCTGGATCATCGTGTGGCAAGTCTTCGTTCATAATAAAGGTATGTTTGCGTTCTATGGTTTCTTTATCGGCAATAACAGATTCATATCTTTGTGAAATAAAGTCACCTTGATAGCGGGGGAATGAAAGCAAAACAACCTTACCAAGATCTGGGAAACGAGAATCTACAGTACCACGAAAGGCTTTATAGATGTTATCTGCAGTCTTTCCTTGTTCATTGCCAGTGCCAACCTCTGTAGCAAAACCAGAGATTTCATCAAGAACAGCCATAAGCAAGTTTAAACCTTCATGAGACTCTCTTTCTGAGTGTCCAGAATAAACAGTAATTGCTTTATCAAACTCAACTGAATCAGCCTTTGCATTATACTTACCAGCAAACCATGGTGATTTTTCAATCTTTGTTTTAAAACCTTTAAAGAAAACGTTTTTAGCCTGTTGAGCGTTTACCGCAACGTTAATAATATCAATTGCATCTCCTGCAGGCTTGCCATAATATATTGCAGGGTCTTTAAGGCATAATAGTTTATATACTACGTATGCACATGCTACTGTTGAAATAAAATCTTTGCCGCTACCCTTGCCAAGTTGAAGTATTAGTTCATTTTTTGTATACTTATTAAAATGATTTAATCCTTCTGCTTGCCCCATGAGTTCTATTAAGTCTTCTTTACGATAGATCTGACTCATTGCCTCTACTATTTCATATTGAATATCAGACAGCAATGGTTGACCAAGATACTCAGGAGACTGAACAAAGGTTTTTACATCTACTGGAGTTTCAACAAAATGGTTTTCTTTTAAAACATCAATAAAATCATTGAACATCGTGGACAATTGTAATCACTTCTCCTTCTCTTGCAATAGAAGAAAGTCTGTGCATAATTAAATCACGTATTTCTGGGTGCTCCGAAGCGACATCTCTAAGAATTCCAATAAGGACTTCTTGCTTTCTTTCAATTTCAACCATCTCTTCTGCTAATTCTTTATTCTCAAGAAGACCAGCCTTTTGAAGCATTTCAATTCTAGATTTTTCAATATCCATAACAAGTTTGATAGCCTGAGTTTTTGCACTAAGATTATTGGTCAAACCAGATTCATCAATAACTTCATAAGCCTTTGTTATAAGTTTACTATAGTGTGTGTCTGCTCCAGCAAGAGCCTCTTTAGCACGAGCACGGATAGCATCATTGGCAGAAGCCATGACCTTCCACTCATTAATTAATGCAACAACACGGGTTCTTGGCATGTCTAAGTCTTTAGAAATTTTAGTTGGATCTTGACCTTTTAAATATTCAGTTACAACTTTATTAACTTCATCAAGGTGTTCTACTAATTCTATTTCACTTGACACTATATTTACCCTCTAGTCTATTTATTTCATCTTTAATATAGAAGATTGCTTTTTCAAGATCTTGAATTGTTTTTGCTTCATCTTTAAGTCCTGCTCTCCAAAGATACTTAAAAGCATTGCCAATATTAAAGTTACGATGTCTTGTTATTTCAATACATTCAACACCTGAAGGATCTGTTGTATAGTGTAACGGATGATTAACTTGATCAACCGTAATGGTTAACTCTGTATGCTCACTCATCTACTTCATCATCTTCCCAATCAAATGCTTCTGGCATACCTTTAAGTGCTGTAATTACATAGGTTAGTCCTACGGCACCTGCAACGCCGAGTCCAATTAAAACTTTTTGTGCTTTATTCATCGTCGTGATTTCCTTAATCCAAATTTAGCAAGATAAACATAGATTGTCTCTACGCTTGCCCCGCATTCTTTTGCAATCTCTTCTGGAGATTTTTTATCCATAAGATATCTCTTACGAAGCCAAACCTCTGATGTATATAGTTTACCAGCCATAGTGTTATTTGTCAACTTCCGTGTCAATAACGTCATAATCATAGGCATTGGAGTCTTCAAGGATCCACTTGTCGTAACTCTCAACATCCCATTTATTTGTATTAATGAGTCTTTGTATAACTAAATCCTTTTTTGTTACAAATGATGGCTCTTTTATTCTTACCCTGTTATTTGGCTGTACTGCAAAATTACCGTCATCTCTTTGAATAACGTGTCCGCACTTGTGTTGACCTGGATTTTCAGAGTACCCATCATCTAAAATATTTGTTTCTGGGCTATGCCAGTCAAGGGTAAATAAATATGTTCCAGGAACATTAGTCTTAGATCTATCAATGTATGACATTCTCATGTTGCTTAATGCTTGAAACTTTGTAACTGAAACGTGTGGACTAAAAGAATTCCACAAAACAAGATTATGAATTGGTTCTTCTGAAACTCCTGGTTTTGTACAAAATGCATTAATAGGCATTCTCCACCAGATTCCACCATCCTCCATCATAAAATGAAATAAAGGACTTCTTCCTTTAATACTGGCAACACCAAATATTACACATGGGAAATATTGATCATGACTGTCTAACTGATCTCTTAAGAAATTTCCACGAACGTAACACTCTATAGGTGGTATGTTTGCATTTAACTCAGGCATTATTGATTACCTCTTTCTACTGTTTTTAGTTTATCCCAATATCCTTGTGGATGCCCTTGATAAACTTGACCCGTTTCTCTATCTACCAGCAACCACTTTGTTGGCACAAGTGTATTAACTGTTAAAATAACTTTTTCATCTTCTTCTTTAAAATTAAAGGTATCTCTATTCATTAAACATTTCCTATTGCCTTGTTCCAATTATTTACAGCCCAATGACCAATGCCACAAGCATCAGCCACATCGTTATCAGTAATAGTCTTTTTATACTGAAACTCTATAAAATCCATAGTTCTTTGTTTACGAAGGTTACGCTCAAAAGTTTTATACCAAGACAAAGATTTCCCAGGATTCTTAACAGCAATCATGGCTCTTTCATCTTTAGATATTTTTTTATTACCAATATAGTTTTGCCAGGTAATTGGTGAAACTTTGCCTACGGTGGTAATTCCACACATAGCAGCAGCACCAAGAAGAGCGCCTTGGACTAATGCAAGATCTGCAGCAGTTTTAGGGCTATTCATAAATACTGTATGTTCAATTACTATTGCATCTGCATTCATAATTGTTTCAAAATATGCCTTAGTTTTTCTAGCAGCATCTCCAACTTTTGAGTATACATCGTCACCTTCAAAGTTAATCTTGCCAATTTCTTTTAAATCTTTTTTATCAAATACAGCAAAAGCAAGGCTGTTAGTGCTAGCATCTATAGAACAAACACGGTCTGGCTGAACCTCTATACCCCATTTATTCTTGCTCATATTCAATAAACCCCTTAAGTTCTTTTAACATTTTTGCTACTTGCTTTTCACTTACATTACAGTTAGCACAAAATCCAGAATCATTATATATTGACAACTGTGTTTGGCAACCGCCTAAACAAAATCTTTTTTTGCCTTTTCTTTTTTGACGACGAGTTATCTGATACCTTTCGGTAATCTTATCTTTAGTTGCAGCATCTCTACAATCAACGCTACAGTAAATTTGATAAGTTACCTTCGGCTCAAAATATATATCACATCTGTCACAAAGTTTCAATCAGCCCCTCCATAGATTTGATTTTAAGAACTCCAGTTCCTGCTTCATCACAGGCTGCTTTAATAGGGCATGTCTTACATACCTTTGAATTAGCACGATAGTTTTTTGTTGGAAGTGTACGATCAACCCAAGCCTTACGAACCTCACGCATCCACTGGAATGTAGCATCAATCCACTGGCGATAGTAGTCGTCTACCTCAATTGGAAGAACTAGCAATTCATGATTATTTTTATTCTCATAAATCAATACACCCTTTTTCTTACCAAGAATCTTCATATAAATAAGCAACTGAATTAAGTGACCAGCCTTGGGCTTCATTGAGTTCTTACGATACTCAAATCCTTCATTGAGCATTGTCTTAATTTCTCCGACAATCTCTTCGCCTTCCCAATCAAGCATTGCATCCCCGTATCCAAAGATCGGTGGATCATCGTATCTAATCTTAAACTCTGTTGTCGGTTGGTTATCATCATCACGGTAAACTTTTGCAACTCCAGCATTCATCATTGCGTCTTGAATTCTTCCATGTGAAAGAGTTCCAGCAGTCATATTTGCTGCACCATAAGCATCTGCATTATCTTCAAATGTAGCACCATCAAAAGCAAGATACCAATAGCGTGGACATTCTCCATGGCTATAGGCAATTGTTGATGGAGCAAATGTTTTCTTAGTCTGAAACTTTGGACCACGATTTACAACGTATCCAGATTTAATCTTTTCAATCAGAGCGTCTGCATCTAGTATGGTGCTTTTTCTAGAAACACTTTTTAGCATAACCTGCTGTAATAAACTTTTTGTCATTATATCCCCTTGTTTTATATAAGTATAGCATGTTATCGCATTATGTATTTAAGTGCTGATACCAAATTGTTTACTGCTTCTGCTGCTGTATAGTAAATGTTTTTCTTTGCTCTGTTATTCTTATCTACATTTGCCATCCAGGTAGCCTTTAACGCTAACTTTCCTGCAATTGCCTGAAGTCTAACAATTTCAATTGCTGCTACTGGCATAGGGATATCTGGTTTAATGATTAACTTAGCAATCATTGTGAGTGCCATGGTTAACTCTTCATCTTCCATAAAGTCGGCAATCTCTGCCAAACCATTAACCATGTCCAAGGTTGTTTGTTGTGGTCCTGTTTCTGTCATTTTATTCTCCTTCTATTAACTGTTCTAGTAGTTCTAATTCTATAATAGCCAGACGTACCTTCTTTGTACCCTCGCCTAAAACAATAACTAGTGCTGGATCCATGCTTTTTTTAAGTGCATCGGTAACTGCTTTTGCCCACACATCTTGATTAAGAGTAAAAGATTTAGAACATTCTTTAAAATCTAAAACAAAGTTATGCCAAGAAGCATCTCCTTTGGTATTATTTCTACCAGAGTTCTTATGCTGTTTAGCACCTATTCTTTTAGACTCTCCTCTTTCACTCATTATTAAAATCACTTTTCTTTTTCTTTGGTGGAATAAGGTTTACCTTAGAAATATGTTTTTCTGGACACATCCATGTTGCATCTCCACTTTCAGACCAATATCGTAAAGATGTAACCTCAACGCTACATTTCTTACATGGAAATTTTCCAGGATATACAGTAAACTCTTTAGCCATTATTCAACTTGTCTTTAAGGCTTTGCTGCAGGTCAAGGTCTTCCCTAACACGAGCAATAAAAC